GGGTGAGCTTGTAGCTGATGATCCTTCCACACCAGAAGTTAATGAAGCTTGGGTAGCTAAAATTAAAAAGAAGGTTGTTAAAAAATAATGCTGACAAGTACTGGCAGACCGGCAAGACGTCAGAGTTTTGGCATCTCTTGTGAGACAGAAGATCAAAAAGAAACCTTGTATGTCTGTCCAGCTAACTGCAGGGCTGAAGTAGAAATGCTGTTTGTAGTTAATGCTAACGGTAATACAGATGTTAGTGGTTCTTGGTTTGATGCAAGTAAAAATGTTTCTTTTAGCCTTATTGGTGGTAAAAACTTAATCTCCGGTGAAACCATCCTTTTAACGGGTGCAACACTTGTACTAGAGCCAGGGGATGAAATTGATATCACCCCTTCTGGTAACTCAACTCCTAATATTGATGCTATGTGCACTGTTGTAGAAACGTTTATTCCTGTAGGGTAAGAATATGTCAAAAAATTTAAATGAAAAACAAACTAAGTTTCTAGACGTACTCTTCTCTGAGGCTAGTGGAGATTTTGTACGGGCTAAGAAATTAGCGGGTTACAGTGATAATACTTCAACAGCTGATATTGTTAGAAATCTAAGAGGAGAAATTGCCGAAAAGACACAAGAGTTTATCGGCGTTAGCTCTGCAAAAGCTGCATACACTATGTATGATGTACTTATTAATCCTACAGAGTTGGGTAATAAAGATCGTATGCTAGCAGCAAAAGACCTTCTTGATAGGGCAGGCTTTAAACCAAAAGAGCGTGTAGAGGTCTCTGCACCTAACCCACTCTTTATTTTACCAGCGAAAAGCGATGACTAATAAAAAACAAGAACTGTTTCGTATTCCAGCACCAGACAAGAATGATTCTCAATACAAGTTCTACCCAATAGTTCGAGTAGGCAGAATCATTCCTTTTGGATATCGTCAAGATCCAGAAGATGAAGAGTTGTTGATCCCTGTAGAAGAAGAATTACTTCTATTAGAGTCAGCCAAAGAACACCTTAAAAACTACAGTTTAAGGGATGTCTCAGCTTGGTTGAGTACAAAGTCTGGAAGAAGTATCTCTCACGTAGGTTTGCAAAAGCGTATTAAAGCAGAGCAGTACAAGGCAAAAGAATACATCGACGCAAAGAGACTCGCAAAGAAGTTTCGTGATGCGTATCAAAAAGCTAGAAAACTTGAATCAAGCCGTTTGGGTTTGAGAGAACCGTTGAAAGAAGAGATAGATAATGAGCTCTACCTCATCCTCGATAAAACCATCAAAGATTGATGTAGAGAAGGCTCAGAATATTGTCTTCCAACCTAACCCTGGGCCTCAGACAGACTTTCTATCTTCTTCAGAGCAAGAAGTTCTTTATGGTGGTGCAGCTGGTGGTGGTAAGTCTTTTGCTATGGTTGCTGACCCTATCCGATACGTAAACAACCCAAATGCAAATATGCTTCTTGTTCGTCGTAGTACCGAGGAACTCAGAGAACTTATCTCGGTTTCTAAAAAACTTTATCCCAAAGCAATTCCAGAAGCTAGATTCCTTGAACGTGACAGAACTTGGGTTTTCCCATCGGGTGCAACTCTCTGGATGTCTTACCTAGACCGTGACGATGACGTTACTCGTTATCAGGGTCAGGCATTTAACTGGATTGGTTTTGACGAACTTACGCAGTGGCAAAGCCCGTTTGCCTGGAACTACATGAGATCACGACTCCGTACTTCTAAAGATAGTGGACTTAAACTCTATCAACGAGCTACGACTAACCCTGGTGGTACTGGGCATATGTGGGTTAAAAAGACCTTCATTGACCCTTCACCACACAACACACCTTTCTGGGCTACTGAATACGAGTCTGGAGAAACTATTACTTGGCCCAAGGGTCATACGAGAGAGGGTGAGCCACTTTTTAAAAGACGCTTTATCCCTGCTACGCTATTTGATAACCCATACCTTTCTGAAGATGGTATGTACGAAGCTAACCTTCTTTCACTTCCTGAGCATCAGAGACGTCAACTTCTTGAGGGTGACTGGACAACAAACGAAGGTGCTGCATTTCCAGAGTTTACTTACAAAGATCACGTAATTGAGCCCTTTGACATACCAAGCAACTGGCCACGTTTTAGAGCTGCTGACTATGGTTATGGTTCTTATACTGGAGTTGTCTGGTTTGCTGTGAGCCCATCTGAACAGCTGATTGTCTATAGGGAACTCTATGTTTCAAAGATGACCGCTGTAGACCTTGCAGATACGATCAATGAAATTGAACGTGAAGCAGGGGATAAAATGCGTTACGGGGTTCTTGACTCTTCCCTCTGGCATAACAGAGGTGATACAGGACCAAGTCTTGCAGAACAAATGATTGTTCGTGGTTGCCGTTGGAGACCAGCGGATAGAAGCCGGGGATCTCGTGTAGCCGGTAAAAACGAACTACATAGACGTCTCCAGTTTGACGAGTTTACTGAAGAACCACGCCTTGTCTTTTTTAATACTTGCAGGAACCTAATTGCACAACTTCCCTCCCTACCTCTGGATAAAAATAACCCAGAAGATGTAGACACTAAATCTGAGGACCACTTGTATGACGCACTTCGTTACGGTGTTATGACAAGACCTCGCAGCAACTTATTTGATTTTGATTCCTCTGGCAGCAGATCTGGCTTTCAAATATCTGACCCTACTTTTGGATACTAAAAGGAAAAACTAATGGATGAATTTGAGGACATGATGGACTCTGAGCTTTCTCAAGCTTTGGATGATGTATCAGAAGACGCAACTTTTGATAAGGACTCAGGTTCTGTAGAAAGCTTTGTTCAGCACAAATTTAAAAAGGCTAAAGACTCTCGGCTGGTTGATGAGGAGCGCTGGATCAAGGCATACCGCAATTACCGTGGTATCTATGGTCCAGATGTACAGTTTACTAGCACAGAAAAGTCTAAGGTTTTTGTTAAGGTGACAAAGACAAAGGTTCTGGCTGCTTATGGCCAAATTATTGATGTCTTGTTTGGTGCCAACAGGTTCCCAATCACCATTGACCCAACAATTCTTCCAGAAGGTATTGCAGATAGCGTATCTCTTGAGACTAACCCTGAGCTAGCTACTGCAAATAGCGGTGGCAACACTCAGTTGCTTCCAGGTGAAACAGCGGTTGACCTAAAGCGGCGTCTTGGTGGTATGGCAAAGAAGCTTGAGCCAGTAGCTAATCGTTTGGTTGAGGGCCCAGCGCAATCTCCAACACAAGTGACATTCCATCCAGCACAAGTTGCAGCTAAAAAGATGGAGAAGAAAATCCACGACCAACTAGAGGAATCTAACGCTCGTAAACAATTGCGTACTGCAGCTTTTGAGTGTGCCTTGTTTGGTACTGGCGTTATGAAGGGTCCATTCGCAGTAGATAAAGAATATCCCAACTGGGATGAAGAAGGTACGTATGAGCCAGTAGTTAAAACTGTCCCAAAAACTTCTTCTGTTTCTATTTGGAACTTTTATCCAGACCCAGATGCTGCAAACATGGATGACTCTGAGTTTGTTATTGAGCGTCACAAGCTTTCCCGTAGCCAGATGAGAAGCTTGAAGCGTAGACCCTACTTCCGTTCAAATGCAATTGACACTGCTATTAGTTATGGTGAGAACTATAATAAAGAGTGGTGGGAACAAGTCATGGAAGATGGCGAGAACGGTGACCAAGCAGAGCGTTTTGAAGTCTTGGAGTTCTGGGGCTATGTTGATATGGAGCTCCTAGAAGATCACGATATTAAAATCCCAAAAGATATGAAAGATCTGGAGCAGGTTAGTGTAAATATCTGGGTTTGTAACGGTCAAGTTCTTCGCCTTGTGCTTAACCCCTTCACACCCTCTTACTTGCCATACTACGCAGTCCCTTATGAAGTGAATCCTTATAGCTTCTTTGGTATTGGTCTTGCAGAAAACATGGAAGACACTCAGACACTCATGAACGGGTTTATGCGTATGGCTGTTGATAACGCTGCTCTTTCAGGTAACTTGATTATTGAAGTTGATGAAACTAACCTAGTCCCCGGTCAAGACCTTAGCATGTATCCGGGTAAAGTATTTCGTCGTCAAGGTGGTGCCCCAGGTCAAGCTATCTTTGGTACAAAGTTCCCAAATGTTGCGAACGAAAACATGCAGCTATTTGATAAGGCACGAGTTCTTGCAGATGAATCTACAGGGTTTCCTTCCTTCGCACACGGTCAAACAGGTGTATCTGGTGTAGGTCGGACTGCCTCGGGTATCTCTATGCTTATGAGCGCTGCTAACGGTTCTATCCGTTCTGTGGTCAAGAACATTGATGACTATCTTCTTTCCCCACTTGGCAAAGCTTTCTTCCACTTCAATATGCAGTTTGACTTTGACTCTGAGATTGTAGGTGACTTAGAGGTTAAAGCTCAGGGTACAGAATCCTTGATGGCTAACGAAGTCCGTAGTCAACGTCTTATGCAATTCCTTGGTGTTGTACAAAACCCTGCACTTGCTCCATTTGCTCGTACAGATTATATCATCCGTGAGATTGCAAAGTCTATGGATCTTGACCCTGATAAGGTTGTCAACTCCATGTCAGATGCTGCGATTCAAGCGGAGATCTTGAAGAAATTTCAGCAACAAAACCCACCAGCTGAAGTTGTTCAAGGTACAGTAGCTGGTACACCAGGCCCACAGGGCCCTCCAGCAGGCGCACAGGCGCAAGACACCTCTGGGGCAGGTGGGGGTACCATAGGCACTGGTATGGCCCCTCAGCCAGGAGAACAGGGCTTCTCAGGTAACACTGGTGGAGAGGCTGCATGAACTTAAAGCCACTCGTAAATGATAAGGTCCTCTGGAAAGATTTTCTGGAGGAGCTTGATGGCAGGATTGCTGCAGCTCACAAAGCTCTTGAGCAAGTAACTGAGACCCCAGAGATATACAGGCTTCAAGGTGAGATTACAGCCCTTAAACGACTAAGAATGCTCAGGGAGAAAGTTAATACGACTAGGTTGGAGACACTCTGATGGAAGCTGACAAAACTTTAGACACTGCAGATGACCAAATGACCAGTATGCTAGGCGCTACTGAAGAAGAATGGTCAAACTACACGGATAAACTTGTAGCTGAGTCTGAGCCTTTGCCAGAAGTTAGCTTTAAAGATGTAGCAACTTTTGTTGCTGAGATGACCCCCATTGTGGGTGACGCTATGGCTGCTAAGGATATCTATGATGAGCTTAAAAAGGAAGAACCTAACTATTATTTAGTTGGCGCTCTTGGCGGCGCCTCTCTTGTAGGTCTTATACCTGGTCTCGGAGATGCTGCAGCCTCTGCGATTAAAAAAGGTGCTAAGGAGTTCTTTGATGTAGCTAATCGTGTAGGGGTTGATCCTAACGCTATGGGTTCTATGGGTGGTAACATTAGACTACGTCCTAAACCTGAAGTTACTACCCCACGTTTTAACGAAGAAGCTCTACGAACAGCAGCAAACCAGAATGATAAGTCAAGAGATATACT